ACAAAGGCGCGGCTACGGCTGCTGTTGGTAGGTTTATTTACGGTAATTTGACTTTTGATTCTGGAATGACCATTAGCTCAACCGGTAATTTTCGACTGGTTGGGACATCCGGTGTCCAACAGATCACAACAAACGGAATTACAGTTGATACGCCTTTTCTTTTTGATGGTGTCGGAGGCACGTTTGTTTTCCAAGACGCGCTGACTCAAGGCTCAACAAGAGCGTTCACTATCACCAATGGCACCGTCCAACTCAAAGCGGGTGTGACCAGCACAGTGGGGGCGTTTGCCACTAATAGCTCGAATCAAAAGTTTTTGCAATCAACATCTGCTGGCGTGCAAGCAATATTGTCGCAATCTGGCGGAACCGTCAACGCCAACAATTTAACCATCAAAGACATCAGCGCCATTGGCGGAGCAACTTGGAACGCTTACACCACCAACAACAATGTGGATGCAGGCAACAATTTAGGATGGGATTTTTCCCTTCAAATCGGTCGTTGTATTTATACTCGACGCAAAAATAAACGAATTCTTCCTTAAGGAGTCATCATGGCCACTAACTCGCAAATTTCTTTCACACCACTCGGCAACACCATTGCTGTCGCAGCAGCTGCAACAGCTCCAGCAGGCGTCCAAGCCCCAGTTTTCACAAAGTTTGACCCGCAAAGCGCAGGCCAATATCGCTTTGTCAATGGTGGTGTCAACACAGTTTTTATTGGCACAGGAGCAACCGCAGCCGAGGCCACAGCCAATGCCGTTGCTCCAGTCGGTGGCAGCCCATCAGAGGCTATCCCACTGTTGCCTGGAGCAGTCGAGATCATCCGATTCAACAAGGACACTTTTTTTAGCGGATTTGCTTCCGCCGGAACCACCGTCTACGTTACGCCCGGCCAAGGCATCTAAGTGTTGGAGGCCGACATCATGGCGGATGGGAACGAGATCGATTTGGTCAAGTACGGCGTGCTTTGGCAGAAAGTCCAGGACATGGACAAGAAGGTGGACAAGATGGAACGCAACGTCGAGGAGCTGCTTGCGCTGGCCAACAAAGGTCGCGGCGGCTTCTGGATGGGCATGACCATCGCGTCATCGGTCGGCGCTGTCGTCGCGTGGATTGCCGGTCATGTGAAGGCATAAGCAATGCTGGCTGAGATCGCAGCAGCGAACGCAGCCTTCGCAGTCATCAAGGCAGCACTTGCCAACGGCAAAGAACTGCACCAACTTGGCTCTCGGGTTTTCGACTACTTCGACAACAAAGCCAAGATTCAAGAGAACGCCACCAAGAAGGGTGGCGGCTCTGACTTGGCCGAGTTCATGGCGCTGGAGCAACTTCGGCAGCAAGAAGAAGAACTTCGTGAGCGTATGGTTTACGCTGGCAGACCGGGTATGTGGACCGACTGGCTCAAGTTCCAGGCCCAGGCAGCCAGGCAGCGCAGAGAAACCAAAGAGGCGGCAGAACGCGAAGCACTTCGGCGCAAAGAAGCCCTTGCCCAACTTGTTGAATACATTGCCCTTGGCATGGCCTCACTGGTCTTGGCCGCACTGCTGATCTACGGCATCGTCTTGTACATGTTGCACCTGAGATGAGCGAAGAGAAGCTGAACGCCAACTCCACCCTGGACAAGGTGCTCGGGTATGTGGATTCGCCCTTCAAGCTGTTCGCCATCCTGATCATGGGCGTGGTGGCCTTTGCCGGGTACTTCCTTTGGCAAAACCAATCCTTCATGATGGATGCCTACAAGGAGTCCAAGAAGCTGCCAGAGATCAATACCTCACGGGCAGATGACGCTAGTTCGATGCTGCTCAAAAAGACCAATGCAACGGTGGTAGCGATCTTCAAGGTCAACCCGCTGTTCAACAGCCGAGTGTTGTACCGGGCCTATACCAAGGACGGCAGGGACAAAGCCATCGAGGACATCGACGTCGGCCTGTTCAGTCAGAACACAGCCAACAACTCGGATGTGGTGCGCCTGATGACCAACGAGATCCCGTGCAGTGATTACCGCTACGCGCAGTCCGAGGTCGGGCTTTGGTACTTGGAGAAGGGCGTCACCTACACCTGCCGGGTCAGCGTCCCACCAGACAGCCATCGTTTTGTTGGCCAGATCACAGTCGGCTGGGCAGAGCAGCCCCAGGACATTCAACAGGTAAAATTTATGCTGGAGATCGCCAGCGCAATGCTCACTAAAAGGGGAAATTGATATGGATTGGCTCAAACAAATCGCACCGACAATCGCCACCGCAATGGGTGGCCCACTGGCAGGCATGGCTGTCTCGGCCATCTCCAAAGCCATTGGCGTGGACGAGGCAAAGGTTGGAGACCTGATCGCCAACAACAAGCTATCAGCAGATCAGATCGCCCAGGTCAAGCTGGCCGAGATCGAGTTGCAAAAGCAAGCGCAGGAGCTGGGCCTGAATTTTGAAAAGCTAGCAGTCGAGGACCGCAAGTCAGCCAGGGATATGCAGGCAGCCACCAGGTCAATGATGCCCCCCATATTGGCTGGCGCTGTGACCATCGGCTTCTTCGGCATCATGGTGATGATGTTCTTCAACCAGATCGACAGCAGCAATCCAGCCATCCTCATGATGCTGGGCAGTTTGGGCACGGCGTGGACCGGCATCATCGCCTATTATTTTGGCAGCTCTGCTGGCTCTCAGGCCAAGACTGACATTCTTTCAAAGGCAGCAAAATGAACTTAACACCCCACTTCACCCTGGAAGAGCTGACAGCCAGCGAGACCGCAGAGCGCAACGGCTGGGACAACAGCCCAAACGATCAGGAGCTGGCCAACCTCACCAGGCTTGCAGACTTCTTAGAGCAGGTCAAAGTCGTGCTGAACGGCAAGCCCATCATGATCTCGTCAGGCCTGCGCACAAAGAAGGTCAACGACGCAGTGGGCAGCAGGGACACCAGCCAGCACCGCATCGGCTGCGCTGCCGACTTCCGTGTGCCAGGTATGACACCAGACCAAGTGGTTAAGGCCATCGTCGCCAGTGGCATTGGCTACGATCAGGTCATCCGCGAGTTTGATCGCTGGACTCACATCAGCGTGCCGAACAGCGTGGACACCAGCCCCCGCAGGCAGGCTTTGATCATCGACAAGGCTGGCACCAGGCTTTACGCATAAACGGCGGCGCAAGCCACAAAGAAGGCCAGCCAGAGCATCCCCAAGATGCCCACCACAAACCACCAGGCCACACGCCTGAGCATGTACCGCCACACAGACTGCGGCAACAGCTCAGGCCCGTGCAGCTTCTTCCCGATCTTGGCCACACGCACAGGGCAGTTCGGGCCCTGCCTGCAATTCCCAAACTCGTCGCAGCAGTTCATGGTTTCACTCGCTTTCTCATGCTCAACATCTCTGCTCTGCAATCGTTCCAGCCTTGGATGTACTCGGGGTGCTCACCCTCTCGCGTTCCAAACGCATCAGGCACGGCTGGCTGTGCTGCTTTCAGTCGCTTGATCTCAGCCATGTGCTCACGCAATGACTCTTGTGTGGCTTCAAGCAAAGACCAGTCTCGGCCCTCTGGCGCAGGTGCTGGCTGTGCTGCGGGTTTTGACTTACCTATCCTTTCAGGGATGCAACCGTATTTTGTGCAGTGCGCTACTGTTTCGCATTGGTCGCAGATCATGTTGTCACCTCTTTCATAGACCAACCTAACTGAAAATAAATCCAACGCATTTGCAACGCCGGGACGGTGTACTTGCCAGTCTTTGACTGATAAAAATCCGTGTGCCCTTTGCTGCGCATCAGCGCCTCAAAGACTTGCTGTGCTTTGCTCATGACTGTTCCTCCATCGTTTCTTTCAAAAATAGTGTCAGTCGCTTGATCTTGCCTTTGTGGAATTCGACCATCTTTGTGGCATATTCCTGCTGGTTGTAGGCTGCCAGCAGTTCACAGCGCGATTCTTCCAACTCCCGCAGTGCAATGATTTCTGGGCTTGGCGCAGCCCACAGTTTTTTGATGTCTTGAATCATGACAACTCCCTCTCGGCCATCTCATCGGCCATCTTCGTCCAGTACGCCCTGGAGATCATGTCCAGCAATATCCCAGCCTGATCGAACTTGCGCTCAGAAAGCACCTTGCCCAAGACGATCTTTTCATTCGCGCTTGACTCGTCCAGCGCCTCGCAGATGTTCACCCCATCAAACGGGTCGCACGCCTCGCCATGCGTCAGCAGTTCAGCAGCTCGCGCCTCGATTGCAAAGGCCAGGCTCTCGGCCCTGTCCTCGTCATCCTGGCGGCTTTTCATCATCATGGTATTCATGCAGCTCATTTTGTTTCTCCGGTTGATTTTGCGATGGCGGAACTGACAACAGTCAGCCATTCGCCATAGACTTTTGGATGTGCAGAAGCCAACAGCGATGAGATGTTTCCTTCGCACAACTTCAAAGCCTCCAGCAAGTTGCGCACCTCAAGGCGCAGCCCGTAGATTTCGGTGTGTTGCTCTTGCGCCAACTCATACAAGCGGCACAGCTCAACGGCGGCTTCTGAGAATGTGGATGGGCCTTCATCGGCATGGCCTTGATGAACCGACACAAGTTCTTTTGCAAGTCGCAGGGCTTCGGGTTGTTCACTCATGACGACCACCATGCGACCAGCAATGCGGCCATGCCGACACCAATTACAAAAGCCAAGGCATAACCAGCCAAGCGCTCCCAAAGCGGCTCCTTGAGGCTCACTCTGGTGTAACCAGGTGTCCAGTGGCACTCATTCAAAGTGCGGGGGGTTTGCATGTGTGAGTTTTTCATGTCGTTCTCCTAAAAGATGGGGCCAGTGGCCCCGGTTGGTTAAGCTGCGGCCTTGCGTGCGTCCATGCGCGTGTTGACCTCAAACTGCTTGCTTGCAACACACTTGATGCAGCGGTATGCAGGAGCTTCCATCTTGAAGTTTTCCCAATCTGTGCTCATTGGGGTGCGCAGAATATTGCGGCCACAAGCAGTGCGGCTTGTGAAGCCAGTGCCTGATTTGTTTAAGTGCATTTGGTGTGCCATGTCGGTTACTCCGGTTTGGTTGTTGCGATGCCCACATCTTACCACACTATTTCCCACAATCTCAAACATGGGACAAACCCTTATATCGCAGTGATCTCCACATCATGCGGTTTGCGCTTGCCATCCAGCAGCTCATGCAGGCGTTTCTCGGTCAGGCGGTGGCAGCGAATCATGGTGCGTGCAGACAGCACGTCCAGCAGCGCGGCGTAATCCTCCAGCACAGCACGCACGGCCTGGATGCCAACGCCGTCTAGCCGGATCGCGCCCCCGGCAGTGTTTCGTCGGCCAGCATGGGCCATCGCGGTGATCGCATCCATCAGCAGGCCAGAACTGTCCTCGCACACTTGCATGGTCTCAATCAGGGTCTCCATCAAGTTGACCGCATCCGACACCACACGCCAGTCGTCCGTGGTGGGGCTTGGCGATTTCTCCATGGCAGCCAGCCCCTCGTACATCCTGGTCAGCTGGTACGTTTTCCAAGCCAGCGGCAACGGCTCGGTCGGGCTTGCGGCCATCTCATCCAGCAGCGTATACCGCTTCGGCCTTTGGGCCGGGCGTTTCTTCCCGGCCTTCTTCACACAAACCCCCGCAAGTCTGGCGCTTTCCAGCCCTCTGGCTTGCCGATCTTTCCGCCTTCAAGAATCACCGGCTTGCTATCGACCAGCTTGGCATCGTTGGAGTCCAGCACAGCACGATCGGCCCCAGGCTTGTTCATGCCTGCCAGGTAAGCCACGCCATTGCCAGTCACCTCGGTATCGCACAGCGCGTCCAGGGCATCAATCCGCAGGTGAACCGGGATGTAGACGAACTGTTCACGGCGTTTCAACTTGCCAGCGAACCACTCCAGATCGGTGCGCGTGCGCTCCAACAACTTGCCATAACCCTCAGAGTCGCTTCGCAGCGCCCCCAGGAACTCGCAGAACTCCTCCAGGTGGCAGCCGATCTGCACAGACAGATCCTCAGTGCCAGGCTCTTTGCCGCAGGCCTTCAGCCACGCCTCGGTGCGTTCGTAGTTCGTCATGCTTTCACCTTCTCAGACTGGCGTGCCAGCTCCAACTTAATGCAGTGCAAGATCTGCGCGGCCAGCGTGCGCGTGTTCGCCTCAGCCATCTTCCGCAGCTCGATCTCCACATCAGCAGGCAGCCGCAACGTCATGTAGCGGTCTTTGATCTTGTCGGTGCTCATAGATCAACCCCTTGGTAAATCATTTCAATACGGTTGATTTGGTGGTCCAGCATGTTGTTAAACGAACTGAGCTGGCTAGCCAAGGCAGAACCAGATTGGTCTGAGCCCCGCAAGGAGTTGTTTTTCTCTGGCGCAGGAATGGTGGCCGTTGCCAAACGACGGTCCAGTTCGTCAATGACGCATATCAAAGCGTTGAGATGTTTCTCAAACTGCTGCACCTCGCGGGTTACGTTTCCTTGAGGACGTACTTTTTCAATTGAGGCGCCAGGGATTGCACCGCCATAAGCGTATGCCTGTTTATCCGCCATGCGATGAGCGTATTGGCCCAAGTCAATCCCCTTCTGTCGTTGCTCGGCGCTGCTGTACGGGTCTCTTGGCTCGTAGTCCCTTGAGAGTTGATCGAAGCTCATCAGTCAGTCCCCCCAGCGTTAGAGATCACTTCCTCGAACATGTCCATCGTCGCACCAGCGCCAGCCAGCTCGATGGCCGTGCCACCAGTCAGCAGGCTCACCAGATCATCCTGGCCAGCCACCTCAATGTCGAAACGGGTCTGGGCAGCGTACTTGATGGCTTGGGTCTGGTTGCTTGCGCGAATCAGGCGGTGCTTGTTGGTCTCCACATCCGTGACCAGGTAAATGCGTGTGCTCATTGTTTTCTCCATCAAAAAGGAATGTCGTCGTTCATGTCATCAAACCCAGAACCTTGTGGTGCTGGAGCTTGCCGCGGTGCTGGCGCTTGTCGTTGTGCTGGTGCAGACCGTTGGCCATCGCCAGAACCGTCAGACACAAACTCAAAGTCGGCCAGGCGTGCAACCATCTTGGAGTTTGTTGTTCCGTCGTTTTTTGTGTAGGTCTGGAGGTGCACATCTTCCAAGTACGCCACGATCTGCTTTCCTTTTGTCAGGTAAGGTGCCATCGGCTCGGCACGTTGACCCCAGATCGAGGCATCAACCCACTGCGTCGGGCGTTTGCCGTCCTCACCCTTCTTGCCATAGGTGAATGCCAGGGTGACATTGGCCACAGCCGTGCCACCTGGTGTAAATCGCACCTCAGCGTCTTTGCCGATGCGTGCCAGTCCTTGTGCTTTCATTTCAGTTTCCTTTTAGTTTGTAAACCCGAACCACACGAGCATGTGCGGACGGATGGGTGGCTTGGCAGTAACCCACTGCCTCGAAATCTTTGCTTTTGAAAACAGCCCCCCATAAATTAGGGGAGCAGTCGTCTGGCAGATCAAGAAACAAGCGAACATCATTAATGCTCACCTGTCCACTGCGCTTGGCAACGCTGATTGCAGTACGTCGAGCCTTGGCCAGCCAGTCCTCGCGGCCAATAGACACACGAGCGATGCCAGCATCTCGGAGGTCGTGGCCATTCATGTCTGCTCTCCTGTTGCTTTGAAGATTGCAGCGCTGGCGACTTCGCAAGCTGTGTGTGCACCAAAATCTGCGCACATCGCTCTGAGCTTTCTGATTGTTTCCAGCAGATGAGGCGCGGCGACAATCAGTCGAACATCGGCTTCACTGTTGAAGATCATGTATTCGTCGCATCCAGCAACTTCAGTGCCATCAGATCCAAAAATTGCCGGGTTGTCGTAAAAGCCAGGCCCACAATAATCAAGCGGTTTTTCGATTGGCTTTTCATTTCCGCGAATGCCAAACATCCACGGCCCTGGTGTGTGCTTACTCATATACCCCTCCGCAGCTGAATCAACTTGTATACCGTCTCACGAACTTCGGCCAAGAACTTGACCACCTCGGCCTCGTACTCAGCGATCAGGGCTTCGTCGCGTGGAACCCGTTTGATAAACAGCTGCATATCTTCGGGCATCCGTGGGTCAAAGCTCACAAAGTCGCACCAGGCTCGGCCAGTACAGGCCATTTGCCACTGCATTTGGGGGATGTACTGGCTTGACGCCTTATCGGCCATCAACGTAGCGATGTGCGTGCTGGTGTTAGGGCACTTAATCTCGACCAGGCCATCCTCACCGACCAGACCGTCAGGAGATGCCCCAGACATTTCAATGGCCGGGTGCTGAATCATGGCCACCTCAGTGACAATCAGGCCAGTCTCGGCCTCGTAAGCCATCCGTGCCATTGGCTCGGTCTCAGTGCCGTGCTGCATGGCTCCGCTTTTGAAGGTGTCAGCGGCTTGGCCAGTCAGTCGCTCAGCCACCAGCTGGGCCAGATAGTTGCCTCGGCTGGCCGCCACCCCGGTCTTGGTCTTGGCCATGATGTCGGCCACACGGCTTGCGGTGACCTTGCCCAGGCGCTGGGCGAACCATTCAGGTGTTCCTTGCTCGATCATGCTGCCCCCTGCTCGTCAGCGGTCTTAGCTGCCTTCTTCAGGGCTGGACCTTGGGCTTGCCAGAAGGCTGCCTTGTGCGCAGACTTTGGCAAAGCCTGGAACGCTGCGGCCAGTGCCTCGCTACCTTGCAGGGCAGCCTCACGCATGGCTGGCAGGGTGGCAGTCTCGAACTCGCCATAACCAGCCACAGGAGCAGGTGTGCGCTTGCTGGCAGCGTTGCCGTCATCATCCTCTGGAGCAATACCGCAAGCGGCCATCAGGCTGTAGCGGCGTGCATAAGTCAGGGCACTGCCATAACCCTGGGCGTCGTGCTTGACAGCAGGTACATGCAACTTGCCAGCCGAGAAGATCTCCCCAGACTCATGGACAAAGACAGTTTCGACCATCACGCCAGCTTCGCATTCGTGGGTTTGCTGCACCAGGGCAATGCCGTTATCGTTGAGTGAATCCATCACCGCCTCGACGCAAGCTGCCAGATCTGCATAGCGGCTCTTGAAGTGCGGGTTGCTTGAGGACTTGAGCGCAGGCCCAAAGGCTTTCTGGGCTTTCACCAGTGCTGCTGCTATCTGCTTGATTTCCATCGTGTTTACCTTTCGTGGTTGATTGTGGTGAAATGAATCATACAACACAAAACAAAATTTTATAGGTTTTTGCAAAAATAAATTTTTAGGCATCTTGCAAGTTCATGATATAGTCCAGCTCATGACAAAAGACGATCAGTATTACAACCAGGTCTATGCCTTTGCTCACAAGCAGGCTGGCAGCTACTCCAAACTGGCAAAGGCTCTAGGCGTGCCTAGCGGCCCAGCTGTGCAGATGTGGAGGGTTAATGGCGTGGCTCATAAATGGCGGCCAGTTCTGGAAAAGAAGTTTGGCACGGCTTTCCGAAAGTCCTTGAATGACGTTCTCGTCTAAGGTAAATTGATGCAAGACCCGGCTAGTGTGGGAGTAGCTACCCACTCGAAAAGCGAACTCCCCGCCTGCCGTAAGTCTTTTCTTGGGAGTGATGCGGAGCAAAAATTGCACTACTACACATTCAATATTGGCGATTACGCCAGCCACACAAAGGGCTTGAACCTTCTAGAGGATCTCGCATACAGGCGACTTCTTGATGAGTATTACCTTGCTGAACGACCGTTGAACGGATGCTCAACGACTGTTGCGCGGATGATCGGAATGCGTGGTCATGAGGCGGAAGTGGACTATGTTTTAAGGTCTTTTTTCACCCAGGACGAAGAGGGCTGCTGGACAAACCACCGTGCAGATAGGGAAATTCAGCACTTCAAGCTCAAGTCAGAGAAGGCATCACAGGCTGGAAAAGCATCTGCTGAGCGTAGATTGAACATTCGTTCAACAGACGTTGAACAGACGCTTAACGAACGTCAACTAACCAATAACCAAGAACCAATAACCAATAACCATAAACCAGTAAAAGAAAAAGCAACTGTCGTTGCAACGCCTCACGGCGTTTCTGATTCTGTTTGGCAAGACTTTGTAAAACATCGCAAGGCAAAGAAGGCCCAGGTCACGCAGACCGTCATTGATGGCATCCAACGCGAGGCAGACAAGGCAGGCTGGCCACTGGATGCAGCCCTTCGTGAGTGCATCACCCGCAACTGGCAGTCATTTAAGGCCGATTGGGTGGCAGACAAGAACCTGAGCCAGACCGGGCAAATGAACCAGCGCGTAGCCTCTGGCCTTACCCGTGGACTCATCGGAGGTGACAATCATGTCAACCTACTCGGAAACTGATTTCTGCACACCAGACCAAGGGCTGGATTACATCTTCGGCAGGATGATGGCCATCTTCGGGGCCACATTCAATCGACACTTTGATGGCATTGATCCAGGATTCGTGCGGCAGGAGTGGAAGAAGCAACTCGGATCTTTCCTGACCTACAGGCCGAGCATGGACTTTGCCATTGAGAAGCTGGAAGGCGAGTTTGTGCCCAGCGCAATCAAATTCAGGAACCTCTGCAACACTGGCCCTGCAATTCCAAGAAAACCAGTCATGGCCATCGAAAAGCAACTGACACAAAAAGAGAAAGACGAGATTGAGCGAAACAAAAAAATCGCACTGGCAAAACTGGCAGAACTTCGCAGGCAATACAAGGGCGAGGCATGACATGCAAACAATGCGAATCATCGAAACAACGGCCGCACAGTGGGGCGTATTCGTTCAAATGCGTGGAGTGCTGCTCCAGGCTGGTACTCAGCACCAGGCCAGACAAGCACCTGGCTGCATCCATGCTGGCAGCCATCGAGCGATTTCCTGGCAACCCTGGCCGGGATCGCATCTTGGAATCCGTGCGCCAGGCATTGACGAAACCCCCCTCAGCCTCGACGAGTGCTGGATCGCAGTGAGGAATGGCTTATGAGCAATCCATCTCAAATCGTTGACGAAACAGCAAGGGCGCAAAAACTGCGCGAGTGTGACCTGTGCAAACTAGCCAAAGAACCCAGAGGCGGTGTCGAGGTTCGCCAAAAGTGGCACTGCGCCCAATGCTGGGTGAAGGCAATGCAAAGAGGGCACAAATGAACCGCCTCACCATCACCATGTTTGAGCCAGTCCAGGCCCACAAAGCTCTGACGCACACCATCTGGCCAGCAATCAAGGCAGCAATCATGGCTGGCCACCGGATGACAGTGGAAGTGAAGTCTGAAACCCGCACCCTTCCACAGAACGCACGCCTTTGGGCCATGCTGACAGACGTCAGCAAGCAGGTGAACTGGTACGGACGCAAGCTCACCCCAGAAAACTGGAAAGATGTTTTGACCGCTGCCTTGACCAAACAGGACGTTGTTCCAGGCATCGACGGTGGATTCGTAGCGCTTGGAAAATCAACCAGCGAAATGACAAAGCCTGAGATGTGCGAGCTGCAAGACCTGATCGAGGCTTTTGGTGCGCAGCAGGGCGTGAGATTCACTGCGCCTGAATATATCGACCAGGACACCGGGGAGATCACATGATTGGAACCAAGCACGACGGAAAGAAGCCGCGCTGGAGTCTCCTGCCAGCCGGAACTGTCCAGCAGATCATTGCCGTGCTCGAGTTCGGCGCAGCAAAGTACACCGAGAACAACTGGCAGCACGTTGACCGAGGCCCAGAGCGCTACTACGATGCTTTAATGCGGCATGTGCACGCTTGGCGCGATGGCGAGAAGAACGATTCGGAAAGCGGATTGCATCATCTGGCCCACGCTGGATGCTGTTTGCTGTTCATGCTTTGGCTAGATGACAGGGGTGTCAAATGACCAAACCAGCAAAGTGCAAGGTCTGCAAGTGCGCCTACACCAAGACCAGGCCACTACAAACGGTTTGCAGCCCACCATGCGCCCTCACACTGGCCAGGAAAGCCACAGACAAGGCCCAAGCCAAGGAGCAGGCCAAAGATCGCAAGGAAACCCGCCAGAAGCTGGACGCAATGCAAACCAAGCCCCAGCTCACCAAGAAAGCTCAGACGGCCTTCAATTCCTTCATTCGTGCAAGAGATGCGGGTAAACCCTGTATTTCGTGCGGAACTCCACTGAGCAACGAGCCGAACACCTACGATGCAGGACACTACCGATCAGTCGGAAGCGCACCGCACATGAGGTTTGTGGAGGACAACTGCCACGGCCAATGCAAGCACTGCAACAACTACCTTGCCGGGAACCATGTTGAATACCGCCAGCGTCTGGTCGAACGAATCGGCCTGCAAGAAGTCGAAAGCATTGAGCGCGACAACACGGTGCGCAAATATTCTCACGAAGGCCTGATCGAACTGGCCAAATACTATCGGGCGGCTGCGTCATCAATGAAGAATGGCGAGAAACTTTACGTATTTTCAGAAGTTCAAATTAATATTCATGAAGGGTTAATGTGATGATTCATTATCATGGTTTGCCAATTACTCCAGCTACTGTCGCAGCAAAAGCAATCGACGCAGGTCATGCTTTTGTCTCTTATGCGCACCCAGATCAACTAAGCATTGCGATTGAGCTTTGCCAATCATTTGCTATTGACAATGGCGCTTTTTCTGCATGGAAATCTGGAAAACCAGTAAAAGACTGGACTGGTTTTTATGATTGGGCGCTCAACGCCAAAAAAGTCCCTTCTTGTGACTTTGCTGTGATTCCTGATGTCATTGATGGAACTGAAGCAGACAACGATGCTTTATTGATGGATTGCCCTCTTCCAAAATGGTTTGGCGCTCCAGTCTGGCACCTGCACGAATCACTTGAGCGATTAGAGCAACTGGCCAACACCTATGTTCGCGTGTGTTTTGGAAGTTCAGGAGAATTTTCAACTGTTGGAACAAATGCTTGGTGGTCGCGTATGGGCCAGGCGATGCGCGTGATCTGTGATGACATGGGAAGGCCGAGCTGCAAACTGCATGGTTTGCGAATGCTTGATCCTGAAGTATTTACAAAATTGCCTTTTGCCTCAGCCGATAGCACAAACATCGGCAGGAATGTTGGAATCGACAAGAATTGGCGCATTGGAAACTATTTGCCATCTACAAAAGAAATGCGTGCCCAGGTCATGCGTGATCGCATTGAATCGCACAATGCCCCGGCAGTCTGGGGGTTCCATCAAGTCGAGCAAGGGAGTCTGCTGTGAATCGCTACAAAGTCAAATTCAATGCCGTTTGCCCTGTAAACGGGGATTCAATAGAGTATTCACTGATGATCGAGTCATCAAAAATGATTGAGGCAGAACGCATCATGGAGGTTGTTTCTGGTTTTGGAAGTGGCTTTCATGAGGTGTTTGCTGATGCTCTGCACAAAACATTTGGCGGAAAACATTTCATGACTGCCATTCACAGTGGCGTTTTGATTGAAACTGAACGAGGTTGATTTGCAACAAAATATTGCAATCACGTAGAATCAAACCATCACCAAAAGGAGTACCCCGTGAAAACCCTATTCACAATCGCAGCCCTGCTGCTGTCTTTCGCAGTTCAAGCACAAACGACCACTCGATGCGTCAAAAACTGGGATGGCAGTGTCACCTGCACCACCACTCGAAACGGCGGCTTCTGATGGCCACAAAGAAGGCGGCAAAGCCTGAAAAGCCAACGAAGCCAGAGAGAAACAAAGACGCCATCTGTCAAGCCGTCCTGCAAGGCATGAGAGACGGCCTGAGCTGCTTCAAGTCATGCCAGTCCGCAGGGATTCCGCACAGCACTTTCCTGAAGTATGTTGGTGAGGACTCACTTCTGCGTGACAATTACGCGCACGCGAGGGAAGACCTGATCGAGCGCATGGCCCAAGAAGTAATGGATCTAAGCGATCAAGAAGTTCCAGAAACTGGCGACGGAAAGAAAGACTGGCAAGCCATCCAAAAGCACAAACTCCAAGTGGACACCCGTAAGTGGCTGCTGTCGAAGCTGGCCCCCAAGAAGTACGGCGACAAGCTGGAAGTTTCTGGCGACCCATCCAACCCGCTGGTGCAACGCATTGAGCGAGTGGTCGTAAAGGCATGAGCGTTTTGCAACTCCAAACCCCAGAATGGGCGTTGCCCCTTCTGGACCCCAGCCGATACAAAGGCGCTTGGGGTGGCCGAGGCTCCGGCAAATCCCATATGTTTGCCGAGCTGATGATCGAGGCTCACATCATGGACCAGAAGCGGCGCTCGGTTTGCGTGCGCGAGATCCAGAAGTCGCTCAACCAGTCCGTCAAGCGCCTGCTCGAAACCAAGATCGAGGCCATGAATGCCGGGGCCTACTTCGAGGTGCAAGATGCCGTCATCAAGTCCCGCAAGGGCGACGGGGCGATCATCTTCCAGGGTATGCAAAACCACACAGCCGACAGCATCAAGTCGCTGGAGGGCTACGACTGCGCCTGGGTCGAGGAAGCCCAAAGCCTCAGCCAAACCAGCCTCGACCTGCTTCGGCCAACCATCCGTAAGCCAGAGTCAGAGCTTTGGTTTACCTGGAATCCACGCCAGGCATCAGATCCGGTCGACCACTTGCTTCGTGGCCCAACGCCACCCAAGGACGCCCATGTTTTGAAGGTCAACTTCACCGACAATCCGTGGTTTCCAGACGTCCTGCGCGACGAAATGGAATACGACAAGCGCCGAGACCCAGACAAATACCAGCACGTTTGGATGGGTGGATATGTAACCAACAGCAACACCCGTGTGTTCAAAAACTGGAAAGTCGAGGACTTCGAGGCTCCCAAAGACGCTATTCACCGGCTTGGCGCTGACTGGGGTTTTGCTGTAGACCCCACCACCTTGGTGCGCTGCCACATCATTGGACGCAGCCTCTACATCGATTACGAGGCCTACATGGTCGGCTGCGAGATCGTGAACACCCCAGAGCTGTTTATGACCGTGCCCGAGGCAGAAAAGTGGCCCATCGTGGCCGACTCTGCTAGGCCAGAGACCATCAGCCACATGAAGCGCAACGGCTTCCCCAAGATCATGACAGCGGTCAAAGGGCCAAGATCTGTGGAGGAAGGCATCGAGTTCTTGAAGAACTACGACATCGTTGTCCACCCCCGCTGCATCCACACCATCGACGAACTCACCCTCTACAGCTACAAGACCGACCCCCTTACGGGCAAGATCCTGCCAGTCCTGGAGGACAAAAAAAACCACGTGATCGATGCCCTGCGCTACGCCTGCGAAGCCGTCCGCCGAGCTGGTGCATCCAAACCCGCCATCTTCACCCCTTTGCCAAATGTGAAGAAGTGGTGAGACAATCGCACAAATTGAGGAAATCCCCATGGCCAGAATGAGCAACGACCAACGCCTCGCAAACTTGCACGCAGAAGCCCTGGCGCAGTTTGATGACGTACAGACAGCCCTCCGCGACGAGCGCTTGCAATGCCTCCAAGACCGGCGCTTCTACTCGCTGGCAGGCAGCCAGTGGGAAGGCCCACTTTGGGACTTGTACGAGAACAAGCCCAAGTTTGAGGTCAATAAGATCATGCTCTCGGTGATCCGCATCATCAACGAGTACCGCAACAACCGCATCACGGTGGACTACGTGTCCAAGGATGGCCAGGAAAACGACAAGCTGGCCGAGGTCTGCGACGGTCTGTATCGTGCAGACGAGCAGGCATCCGTTGCAGATGAGGCCTACGACAACGCCTTCGAGGAAGCAGTCGGCGGCGGCATCGGCGCATGGCGCCTACGCACAGTCTACGAAGACGAGGAGAACGACGAAGACGACCGCCAGCGCATCAGGATCGAACCCATCTTCGACGCTGACAGCTCGGTGTTCTTTGACCTCGGGGCCAAGCGCCAGGACAAGTCCGACGCCAAGTATTGCTACGTCGTCACCAGCATGACCCGCCAGGCCTACAAAGACACCTGGAACGACGACCCAACCGACTGGCCAAAGATCATTCACCAGTACGAGTTCGACTGGTGCACCCCTGACGTCGTATATGTGGCCGAGTATTACAAGGTCGAGGAAAAGACCGAGACCATTCGCATCTTCCAGAACATCGCAGGCGAAGAGGAGCGCTACACCCAGGCCGACTTCGCCAACGACGAGACCCTGGAAGAAACTCTCGCGGCCATCGGCACGGTCGAGATCCGCCAGAAGCGCGTCAAGCGCAAGCGCGTGCACAAATACATCATGTCCGGCGGCAGGGTTTTGGAGGATGCAGGCTACATCGCAGGCAAGTGCATCCCCATCGTGGTGGTCTACGGCAAGCGGTGGTTTGTGGACAACATCGAACGCTGCATGGGCCACGTTCGTCTGGCCAAAGATGCCCAGCGCCTCAAGAACATGCAGCTGTCCAAGCTGGGTGAGATCTCCGCACTGTCATCGGTGGAAAAGCCCATTTTGACCCCCGAGCAGGTCGCAGGCCACCAGGTCATGTGGTCCGAGGACAACCTCAAAGACTACCCGTATCTGCTCATCAACCCGATCACCGACCAGAACGGAAATCAGGCAGTCAGCGGCCCGGTGGCCTACACCCGCGCCCCCAACATCCCTCCGGCCATGGCCGCGCTCTTGCAGATCACCGAAACCGACATGCAGGACATCTTGGGCAACCCAGCCGGGGCCGACAAGATGGTCAGCGGCATGTCAGGCAAGGCCGTGGAGATGATCCAGACTCGCGTGGACATGCAGGCCTTCATCTACATGAGCAACTTCGCCAAGGGCATGAAGCGCTGCGGCGAGATCTGGCTCTCCATGGCCAAAGAGGTCTACATCGAAGACAAGCGCAAGATGAAAACCATCGACCCAACTGGACAAGCCGGTATGGTCGAACTCATGCAGCCCAGCATCGACCAACAGACTGGCGAAGTCGTCATGGAAAACGATCTCAGTGCGGCCACCTTCGACGTCGTTGCCGAGGTCGGCCCATCCAGCACCAGCAAGCGCGAGGCCACAGTCCGAGCTTTGACCGGCATGCTCCAGATCACAGCCGATCCAGAAACCCAGCAAGTGATCACCGCCATGGCCATGATGAACATGGAGGGCGAGGGCATCAGCGACGCCAACGCCTACTTCCGCAAGAAGCTCCTGCGCATGGGCGTGGTCAAGCCCACCGACGACGAGGCCCAGGAACTCATGGCCGAGATGCAAGGCCAGCCACAAGACCCGAACGCGATGTACTTGCAGGCCGCAGCCGAGGAAGCAACAGCCAAAGCAGCCCAGGCCCGTGCCACCACCGTCAAAACCATCGCAGACGCAGAACTCAGCCGGGCCAAAACCGTCGAGACCCTCAGCAACGTGGACATGGATTCTCAAGACCACGCCCTGAACCTGGCGGAACAAATCGGCGGCTTTGTCCAACAACAAACACAGCCAGTTGTCAATCAACCCACAATTGGGTGACAATTGCACACATACGGTTTCCACCCAGCCGTTTTAATGGGTGAGTTTCACAGGGTCAACGATGAACACACAGGCAGAACAGGACGACAACACCACGAACGACGACACCGCAGTCATTGAGGACGAGGCCACCGAGCAGCCCGAGGCGCAAGCCAACGATGAGCAGGCCCAAGCCCAAGACGACGAGGCCGAATCCGACGAGGTTGTAGTCTCCATTGGTGAGGAAGCGCCACCTCCCGAAGAACCAGCACACGCGCCCGAATGGGTCCGAGAGCTACGCAAGACGAACCGAGAACTCCAGCGCCAAAACCGAGAACTCCAAACCAGGCTGCAAACCACCGCACAGACTGAGACCAAGCCGGTCGTGCTGGGGGCAAAGCCCAAGTTGGAAGATCACGATTACGACGCCGACAAGTTCGAAGAAGCACTGGCCACTTGGTTTGAGCGCAAGCGCAAAGCCGACGAAGCCAACGCCAAGCAAGAAGCTGAAGTTATGAATCAGCAGAAGGCCTGGCAAGCCAAACTGGATGGCTACGGCAAGGCGAAAGCCGAGCTGCGAGTCAAAGACTTTGACGACGCCGAGGCCGTGGCCCAGGAGCTGTTCAACGTCACCCAGCAAGGCGTCATGCTGCAAGGTGCGGACAATCCCGCCCTCGTCGTCTACGCACTCGGAAAAAATCCCAAGAAGGCGCAAGAGCTGGCCGCCATCAAAGACCCCGTAAAGTTTGCCTTTGCGGTAGCGAAACTGGAGAAAGATTTGAAAGTTACCAACCGCAAGGCAGCCCCGCCGCCCGAAAGAATCGTGTCAGGAACTGGCCGAGTCTCTGGGGCGGTGGACTCAACCCTCGAACGGCTGCGCGAAGAAGCGGCTCGCACTGGCAACATGACCAAGGTCATCCAGTACAAGTCGCAGAAACGAGCAGCATCCTCCAAGTGATTTTTTAAGGAAATACCATGTCCAATAGTTTCTCGAAAGAAGAGCGCGTCGCCTTTGAAGACCTCCTCGAAGGCTTCCAGGACGCCCTGGTCCTGTCCCGTCACGTCAACATCTACAACACAGATCAGACAATGATGGAACGCGCCAACAACACCATCTGGCGTCCACAGCCCTACATCGCTCAGTCGATCAACAGCACCCCTGGTACTGCGATCCCTGGCTATCAGGGCATGACACAGCTGGCCGTACCCGCCACTCTGGGCTTCAGCAAAACCGTGCCTTGGGAAATGACCACCCTCGAACTGCGCGACGCTTTGCAAGAAGGCCGCCTCGGTGAGTCCGCCAAGCAAAAGCTGGCCAGCGACATCAACATCGCCATCATGAACTCTGCCGCTGGCCTGGGTTCTTTGGTTGTCCCAATCGCAGCCGCTGCCGGTGACTATGACGACGTGGCCCTGTGCGACGCCATCATGAACGAGCAAGGCGTGCCTGACTACGACCGCTTCATGGCCCTGTCCAGCCGCGACTACAACGGCTTGGCCGGTAACCTGGTCGGCACTGCTCGCAGCTTCGGCAACCAGAAGTCCGACAAAGCCTACGAGCGCAGCTACGTTGGCATGGTCGCAGGCTTCGACACCTACAAGATGGACTACGCCAACCGTCAAACAGCAGCAGCTGGCGGCGGCTCGATCACCATCGACACCAGCGGTGCAGGCACACAAGCGAACTACACGCCCCAGGCCACCTCGACATCCGTCGGCGGTCAGATTAACGTGGACAACCGCTTCCAGACAGTGACCGTAAGTTCGTCTGCTAGCGTAGTTGCTGGCGATGCCTTCACAATCGCTGGCGTGTTCGCCGTGCACCACATCACCAAGCAATCCACAGGCCAGCTCAAGACCTTCCGTGTCGTGAGCGTCCCAGCCGGTGGCACAACTTTGGTGATCACCCCTCCGATCATCGGCGCTCAAGGCGTGTCCCCAACCGACGCTCAGTTGCAGTACAAGAACGTGGAAGTGGCTACCGCCTCCGATACCGCAGCCATCACCTTCCTGAACGTGAACGCCGCTTCGGTCAACGTGTTCTGGCAGCGTGATTCGTTGGAAATCTTACCTGGCCGTTACGCAGTGCCTTCGGACGCTGGCGTCGCAGTGATGCGTGCCACCACCGACCAAGGCATCGAGTTGGTCTTGCAGAAGTTCTACGACATCGACAGCATGACCATCAAGTACCGCATGGACACTTTGTTCGGCGTGGTCAACAAGAACCCCGAGATGTCCGGCATCTTGTTGTTCAACCAGTAATCTGGCCAAAAAACTGGGGGGCTTCGGCCCCCCTTTT